CAAACCCAGACTTCATGATTGAGTCACGCACCAACGCTTCTACATCTTCGGCTGTAATGTTCAGTTCAAGTGGCATATCGCCTCCGTTAAAGTTAAAAACAGGACCAGCATGTCTTCTTTTATTTGCTCATTTGTCATGCCTGCCACCACACACAGAGGAGGTATGCGGCTGACCAGAATATCAGCCCGCCAATAACCCCGGCCACGATGCCGTCAAACAGGTGGTTCGATTCGTCGTCGTTCATTGTCATTCTCCTTGATTGGTGCTCAGTACCTCAACCGCCCGGCGATACGCCTCACAGCGGTCCGGCTGCTTGCAGAACAGGTCACAGACTCGCTCATACTCGATGACCAGATCCTGGAGCAACTCTGGCGCAAGGTCTCGTAGTTGGCGTTCGCGGAGCACACGAGCTACACGTTCGGCGTGCTTGGCGTTGAGCATGGCGTGGGGGTCATCCATGGTATTCCCCCGTCAATCGTTGTAGCTGGTACTGTAGCCCCAGCAGGTCCTCCTCTCCATCGCAGCAGATGGACAGCCCGCCGGCCTTGATTACATTCTCCATGAACAGGGCCTGGTGCGCCGACATGCCGCGCCGCGCCTCGCCGCGGCGGCCCGGCCGCTTGGACTCTATCGCGAGGAACACACCGATCCGCTTGCCGACCATCTCGGGCGTGACAGTGACCGGCAGGGCGGCGATGCGGTCGTGTACCCCATGGGTACCCATCCCGTTCTGAACCACGGCGAAGTGGAAGGCGTCGTGCTTGTCGCACCATTGGCGGACAAGACCCTTGACGTCGTTCTCGGTCTCTGGCGTTTTCATTTCCCCTCCAATTGAGCAATTCGTTTAAGCGCCGCGATCAACTTGCGGCGCAGTCTGGCGTTCTCCCGTAGCAGCGCGTTGATGGCGATGCGGAGAGACCAGCCGCGGTACTTCGGGTCCATCAGCCTACCTGCCCGACACCGGCAATCTGGGCAGCGGCATCCAGTGTGTCACTGGATGGTCAGCGATGGCCCAGTGGGTCTCCTCGTACTGATTCCACTCATACCAACCCTCGGGCCAGTACGTCGTGTCGTTTGCCTCGTTGTAGTCGGCACCCTCGTCGCCGTTCCACCAGCCCCAGTCTTCCTCGCTCAAGGCAAACTTGGCCGCGTGTGCGGCGCGCAACACCTTCTTTCCTACCGCAACCAGCACGGGCACGCCACTGACTGGAAGCCCGTCTTCCACCGACACCCATACTGTATCCATCTCACCCTCCATATGGCCCTTCGGCTTTGTCACAGATTCCAGCCTGGTTCGCGCCGCACTGCTTGCACGACTTGGCGCCGCGCTTCGGAGCCGCCGGCCAGTGGTTGGTCCGGTATGCGACTTGAAGCTGTTCGACTTCCGGGAGTAGACCGGCCCAGAGTTCGGGAAGTTCCTTGCGCTTGTACGTTTCCTCGCTGATCTGGCCGTGTTTGAGCCAGATGTACGCCGTGTCTATCACTTCGAGTTCCGGGAACTGGTGGAACGCGGTGGCGGCGAACAGTGCGAGCTGGTCTGTGTCCAACCAGATCATCCCGGCTTTCCAGTCTCCGATGAACGCGTAGGTTCCATTGATGACGGCCACGTCGTAGATGGATCTCACCCACGCCTGCTTGTCGAAGTACCCGCACGGCTTGAACGATGAATCCAGGGTGACTCGAAGCTGGGTGTACTTGGCCCCCGGCGCGGCGAGCACCATCGCGGCCATGGGTTCGTACGGCGCGTACTGCGGCGGCAGCGGCGTGCCCTTGGCGATACGCTGCGTGAGGGCGTCATCGACCAGGTTGCCGGCGATCATGGCAGGGGTCTGGACGAACTCGACGCGATCTGCTGAGCCCTTCGGCGCGACGTTCTTGTGGTAGAACATCTTCGGGCACTCCATCCAGTCCTTGCGTCTTGAATGGCTCCAGGCGATGAAGTCAGTTGTCATTTTTTCTCATCCACTCAAGCTGTATCGCAAGTTCATGCTTCTCCCAGCCGGCCAGGAACATGATCACCTGGTACCAATCCGTGAAGCTCTGTAGCGTGGTGTCGTTGGTGAACCCATGCTCGTTGGCCCCCTTCACCTGGATGCATATATTTTCCGTTCGGCCCTGAACTAGCTTGAACCCGTTGCGGTCGGCCATGTCCAGCGCCACGTCGATGTTGTTCTTCTCTTGCCAGGGGTTCATGTCATCCACCCCAGAAGCGTGTCAATCGGAACCTCGAACCCCGCAGCGTTGCGATGTCCGCCGCCACCGAATGCCTTGGCAATCGCGCTGACATCGTAGTCACCGTTGGACCGCAGCGAGCAGTTCGCGACGGGCTTGGTCTGGTTCAGGGTCCAGCACAGACCGAACGTACCAGACTGCACGGCGAGTTCATGGCCGACGTCGGAGGTCAGGTGCGGTGGGCAGTTGGCGGCGAGGCCGGGGCCATATGCCCCACCATCCCCCTCTCGCTCCCCTTCGTCGTAGATCAATACTTTCCTCGCCGCCCCCTTCATCACACTCTGCACGTTCTGGTTGTGGGCGCGGAGGATGGCAGCGCCGTCGGAAATAAATGATCCCCATGACGAGTATTGTTTAAGCCAGCCCCTCCACTGCTCGAACGACCAAGGTGCATAGCTCCACAGCGCCTTGTTGAACTCCTTCGTGCCGGCGATCTTGAACTGCCAACGGTCGTAGTCGTCAATGTGCTGGATCAGTGCAGGGGTCTCTACGTCGGGGTGGAAATACTCCCATGCAAGCATGGCGCCGGAGAAATTATCATCAAGGACGACGTAGTGTTTCAGCGGATCAGCGCCGCCTTGAGGTATGGCTGTCCAACGGTCCCCTTTGCGGAACCCTCCTGTCCACATCTCGAACGCCGTCTTGTGGTGGTCGAGCCAGACGACGCGCTTGGCGTTGGCAAAGATGTCGTCCATGATTGGTCGCGGGAAAGAGAAGTCGAGGATGTAGACCTCACGGCCTTCGTAGTTTCCCGGCCACTTATCGGCCTCGCCGTACTGGCATGCCACGTACTCGGCCTCGTCGCCCAGCTTGAGCCATGCAGTGAAGGCCGCACCGAATCCATCGGCGCAGTTGGCGTGGTAAATCACTAGTGGTTTCATTCTCCGTCTCCGTCGTTATCCCAGCAATCGATGTCCGCATCAGCGGCCGCTACCGGATCAGTGCTTAGCCCGGCACCGCACTCCAGTTCTACTTCCAGTGCGATTTGAGCGGACTCACGCGCCTGTTCCGGGGTCATCCCTCCACGAGACTCGTACTGCTCTGCACACAGCCTCAACCATTCATAGCGATCCATGTTGTCGTTCTCACCCATCCAAGTTGTCGAAGTCAGGAAACTGCGGCTCCGTCATCGGCGCCGGCGGTTCCATGCGGACGAACCGGGCGTTGGATGACAGCAACTGATCAACGCCCTTGTGCAGGTACTCCAGCGTGTGATTGTTGAATATCTCGCGCTCGCCGTTGCGTACCGGCAGTTCATTCTCGGACTCGTGGGCATGAACCGGTGCGGCGTTGTAGCGACGCAGGTGCCAGACGTTCCCGTCCGGGTCTTTGATCCAGTCGCGCTCGTTCTCGAACCTCACGCTGTCATTGACGAATAACTGCGGGCGCAGCTCGGGGTACGGCGCACCCATGAGCACGGCTTCCAGCCACTCCTCGGCGCGCTTGATCCAGTAGTCGGGGTCTTGGGCGCGGCGGTACTGGGTACCCCACAGTTGTAGTACTTCACGGGGGGAGAGGGGGTGCATGCAGCGATTAGACGAATCCAGATGGAGTGATAGCTCCACAAAATCGCCGTCAGCGCAGTTTTCAAGCGCCAACGCTGGGGTAGCAACTTCTTTCGTCTCCCGGTCCCGCAGCAGCGACTCATCGGGGAGACCGAACGCCGCCGCCACTTCGCGGTAGAGCGCGTCGGAGAACGAGAACCTGATGAATCCATACCTGCGAACGAGGTAGTCCGCGACTGCTGATTTACCGCTGCCTGCTTTTCCTGCTAGGCCGATGAGAATCATTGTGGTTTCCTTATGGCATGTCGGGCCAACGGTAGTTGCCCTTCGATTGGTTGTGGCTTCCGGGGATTACTTGGAGATTGGCTTCGGTGTGTAGGCCACAAACAAGTGCACTTTGCAATGGGACAATGTGGTCAACATGCCATTTGATGCCAAACATTTTAGAGCGTAATTGTGCAAGCGCATATGCCTCTTGAATGAAGAACTCATTCGCCCATGCGGGTGTAGCTTGGAGCTTACGGGCCCGGTGTTTTGTACTGCGAGCATTGTTTCTATCCGGGTTAGCTTTGGCCCACCGCGCCGTAGCAGCGAGACTTTTTTCGTAGTTTGCAGCGATATATTTATCCAGCGCGGCGAGGCGCTTTTGTGGGTTTCGCTCAACCCAGCGTTGTTTTGCTTCTGCAACTTTATCGGGGTGCGCAAGTATCCAAGCCTGCCGCGCTGCTCGGTCCCTTTCCTGATTCGCTTGTGACCAGGCTCTACCTTTCAAATAGTGGCATGCTTTACAGTGTGCTGCACGGCCTTCCCGCCCGTCGCGGTGTTTATGGAACTCGGCAAGTCCCTTTTCTATACCACAACACGAACACTTCCTCATTTGCACTCCGCATAGGTCACGCCGATGCCCCCCTCGGATGAGAGCGGCAAGCCTGTAGCCCACGTCGGCGTTGTGGCTAGCACACTGTTCATGAATTGGAGTGCGAGGTCAGCCGCGTTCTCCTCAACCACACAAGCAACCTCGTCATGAGTCATCAAGACCACATCCAATTCCTTTGAAACTTCAATCATTTGTTCCCCCACTATGATGCGATGCAACGCCTGGATCAGATTCTCCGTGAGCAGACTTCCGTATATCTTGGTTCGCGCCCGCCCATCAAAATAGGTGGCATTCCCATCGTCAGACCGCTCAAGTCCGCGATAGTTCAATTTGATGCCGTTGGGCATGAGAATAAAATCCTTGCCTGTCGTCATGATACCGTGGGCACCGAACGTGACCTGATCGCCGCGGATCATGTGCCCGATAATCTGGTCCATGTACCCCCAGAACGCTGGGATGGCAAGATACCGCTTGCGATAGCGATCAACAAGTGCCTTTGTTACGCAGCAGTGGATCAGTCTATCATTGAGCCCGAGCCGTGACGGCATCTCGGCAACGCGCTGCACGTGCTTGGGGTTGTTCAAGAACGGCGACGGGTCGATCTGGAGGGTTTCCATGTCGGCCGGGGTGAATATGATCGGCTTTGCGCCAAGTGCCCCTTTCAGGAATTCTCCAGCTGCCTTGAACCACCCCGAGCCGAAGCCGAACGAGAGAATTCCGACTTTTCCAACGTGCCCAGGGATCTTGTCGTCTGGGTTTTTCTTCCGATCAACGTGGCGCCCATACACCGTGCTGGCGTGCTCCGAATACACGTCGCGGCCTTGGGCGAACGCCTCCACGAGGTCGTGCTGTCCGGCAACCCATGCCAAAAGTCGCGCCTCTCCTTGGGCGCTGTCAGAGCACACGATCCGATAGCCATCAGGAGCATAGATGGATTGCTTGAGCACTGCGAGTTCCGGCCGGTTCGCGTTTTCGTTACTCATATTCTGGAAGTTCGACTTATCCCCGCCCGACCACCTGGTCGTATGCGCGCCGGCATAGTTGAGGTAGATACACAACGGGCCTCTTGATGCCATGTCAGCGATCCGTTGTGCTCGGGTTTCGACGATCCCTGACTTGATGCTCACACGGGCCTCAGCCAGAGCACGAACCACTTCATCCTCGTCTTCGAGGAGCGCTTGCATGTCTGGGTCGGTGCGCGCGAAGGCGAATATCTGCTCCCCCGTTGTGGGCGAGGGCTTGGTCTTCGGCTCAACACCAATGGAGCGCAGAATCGCCGCAAACTTGTCGTTGGAATTGAAGGGCTTCTTGTCGACGCCAAGTCCGTTACAGGCTTTGCATGGGGCCACCACGTCGCTGAGCATGTCGGGGACTTGGGCTGTTCCACCGCACACCTTGCACTCATAGCCTAGTTCAGTGAGCAGGTCACGCTTCCGCTTCTGCTCAGTCAGCACCGCGCCCCGCAGTTTGGCTTCGTTGCCCAGCAGCTTCGGCTCCGTGAACATCCGCACAGTCAGGTCCACCAGTTTCAATTCATCCGCCGGCATCTGCTCCAGGAATATCTGAGCCAGATCGTAGGTACGCTCGCAGTCGTTGATGCAGTAGGCCCCGTATTCGCGGATCTCGGCGGCGCTGAAGTCGGCCCTGCGCTTTCCCTTGGCAAACGTCACGTAGTCGCCTTTCCGGCCCGGCAGGTGACGGATGCAGAGGTCGTGAAGTGAGTTGCCGGCCTTCGGGCCGTCGAGGATACGCGCCATGCTGAGGGTGTCGATGTGCATGGCAGGCTTAATACCGTGGTGGTGCGACAGGATAAGCCCGTCAAAATGGCTGTGATGACAAATGAGTGCAGTGTTCGCCCAGTCAACCTCCTCTTGCAGGAACGCGGCCGCGCGGTCGGGCAGCAGCCAGAATGCCTTGGTGTCGTTGACCTTGACGCCCAGCAGGATCTCCTCGAACCGTGGGTCGCGGACGTAGGCTTCCGTCGTCATGTTCGACAGGGTGTAATCAGATGAAAAAAACGTTTCGTAATCCAGTACGAGGGTATCCATTACGGTGGGGTCTCCAATCCACAATCATTCACATCAGGAACCCGCGCCACCTTCTCGCCCTCCTTGATCCCGGCGCGGTAGGCCAGCGTGATGACGTGAGCCAACGCGGCGTCCATGCGGAACCGCCCGGCCGGGTCTTCGGCCAGGAAACGCGCGAACTCCTCACGCATACTATCGAGCATTAGGGGCATGTAATAGTTGACTGATTCACTAAGTTTGATGGGAAGTTTTGCGTCAAATGGGGGGCCTATTTAGCGTTAGCGGGCACGTATCGCATCTAGCTTTTCCTTTGCCGCGACAAGTTCTTTTTCGTCTATTTTGTGCAGCACATACGCATCACCAATCCGGTGCTGTAGTTCGTATGCCGTGCCTTTCACAACCACTATTGCACCGTCAGCGTCGTATTGGGAGCAGCCCGCTAACCCTACGGTCAACGCGGACGCTGCGCTAATGAGCGCCTTTTTCATGTTTAGCCTTTCTCCGGCGCAGCGCCGGTTACCTTCACGTTATGCCTTACCACCGCTTGAACGGAATCGGCGCATCACCACCCCGCGCCAGCTTTACCGCCTCAGCCAACCCGCCGGCCTTTTGCTTCGGTTGCAGCCCGCCGCCGTTGATTCTGTCGGCCAAATCCTGCGCATCTTCCCGCGTCCATCCGGGATAGCGAAGGTGGTATTCCTCGCGTTCGTTGTGGGTGCATTTGCAAACATGAATGCTCATTGTCTTTCCTTCGCCGTCCCGCCAGCGCCGACCTTTGATGGCGTTGGCTGCATGCACTCCCCGCATTCGTGGTCGCTGCATGCGCATGGGCCAACCTGAACCAATTTCACATCTTCCGGCAGCGGTGCAGTCACATCGCCACTTAGAACCCTGTTGATCGTGTGCCTTGCCCTGCTCTGTGCCCACAAAACAAACTCGTAGGCGCATCGCCGCGTGTCCGGGTCAAACTCTCTCCACTCTGCCGTGGCGATGTTTTCCAGTTCTTCCATCAGGGCGTCTTTCTGCCGCTTGAGTTCTTCAATTTCCTCGTCGCGGGGTTTCAGCATTTCAGCCACCAGTGCCGGGTTCATGCGTCAGCCTCCTCGTCTTCCTCGCCGCCAATGAGTGCTTCAATGGCTTCGCAGCCTTCGTTCCATAGCGCAAGATCAACGACCATCACTGCGCCGTCCTCGCCTTCCATCTCTTCGCCGTTGTGGAACATCTTTGCTATTGTGTTCAGTGCTTCGTCTTTGTCCATTTCCCGTCCTTTCGTTGTCAAAGGCATAACACGTCGCTCAAGCCGACCTGTCGCATAAGGCCGCGCCAGGCGGCTTAGCTAGGTCGTTGTGCCCCTCGGTCGCCGTACTACCAGCGCCGACCTTTGGCGGTGCCGGGAGCGGCATCCATTGCGCGGCGGCCATCTTCTGGTTGCTATGCCAGAAAATCCCGCCAATCCAAGCGCCATGAACAACCTTGCCGCCGCGAACAAACAGCACTTCTTGTGCCTCTTTCGGCAACTCGTCCACAACATCGCGCCAGCGCGGCGCATCAGCAATGCGCTCCAGCAGCCCGGAAACAAACCCGCCTTGTTCAAGCTCTTCTGTCGTTACTCCGGCACAGGCATTCACGCAGGCCACAATTCGCCTCGCGTTATACTTCCCGCTTGCTATTGCAGCAGGGCCAATCTCGCCGTCAGGCACCGGGTAAATTCCGCATTCGTGTTCAAGCGTTCCCTCGAACGGCGGCGCGTTGAACTTGTGCTCCGACCATTCCCACGGTTCTGCTGTGTGTTCCACTCTCATTCTCCCTTGTCATCGCCGGGGCACAACCCGGCAGTCAACACGGACGCTGCGCGATAAGGCCGCGCAGCGCCGGTTACGTTAGCGTTGGGGCGCATGGCGACACACTTCCGAAAGTCATTGCCGCAAGTCGGGCACAGCGTCAGCGTTGGCTGGCATGTCGTTTCTCCAGTTGTGACCGGGGTCGAACCCTTCGTTGCAGCGGACTCGCTGCGCTCGCCAGTGCCGACCTCTGGCGAGACAACCAGTGGCACATCGCGCCAGTCAATTATCACCTGTCCTATGCTATTCACGCTCCGCACTTGTAACCGTGGCGGCGTCGTTGCGGTTTCTGCCGGAACCAGCCAGCGCAGTTGAGTATTCATCACTTCTCCTTGTAGTTACCGCTTGCGCGGCCGGTTATTTCTCATTCCGTCCGCGAGCCCCCATACATACCCGTGTTCTCACGCCTTTACCCCCGCCTCGATTGACCGGATGTACGCCCGCTGCGCTTTCGGCAGGGCCTGAAACACGCGGCGCGCGCACTCGCTCTTGCCTTGGTGCGGCTGGTACTTGGACTGCCCGCCGCGAAAGTTCGTGCGACACATCTTCCGCGGTGCCCGGCCGTGGCCTCGCGACACGTAGGCCCCCAGACCCGCGAGCGTTGATTGAAGTGCCAGGCCGCTTAAGCTGGCTTGCAGGGCCGCGATTTGCATCTGCATGGCGACCGCGCGTTTGAATGGTTTCGATTCTTTCATTATCCGGCCTTTCCTAGTAGGTCAATCATGCCGTTAATGTCAATCCCAACTGAGTCCATCCGGGCAGCCAGGGTCAGTACGGTGCCCAGTTGTTCGACAGTCTCGATCTCGGCCGCAGCCAACGCCTCAATCATCTGGGCAGTCGTGTCCAAAGCCTCGATGTCCAACTCGGCAGCGGCCAGGGCAGCGATGGACGCCGGGGTGAAGCCGGCGGCTTCCACTGCTTCCAGTATGGCACATTCCTCCTCACTGGGCCGTAGCCGCTCAACCCAGTCAACTAACCATATCAGATCGTCCGGCAGGTCAGCGCGCAGGGCGTTAAGTGCGTGTTCCGGTTCCATGGCGTTCAGTAACGTTGCTGTGATCATGTCTTGATCCTCCTCGGTTGAGTGGTAGGGATCTTCGCAGCAGGGCAGGTAAGGTGCGCCTGCCCTGCCGCTTCGCGGTAGTGGACTGCCACTGCGGTTGATATGGCAGTGGTACAGAGCAGGGCCAGTACGGCGACTATAACGATGTTGTCTGCGGTTCTTGGGGTCATCACAGCGCGTCAACCCCGCTTGTCATTACGTCCCCAGTAACAACCATCGAAGGCGCCCATCCGCCCTGAGCCACGCGCAACCATCCTTCGTAACTCCCGACCAAATCTCCGAAGGCGCTTGCGCCGTTGTCCGTCAGCCAGCGCGCCAACTCTTCGGGCGTAGCGAACGCCGGGCTTATCGGCGTGCCCTCGCTGGTATCTTCGTACATCATCAGGTGCGTCCGCTCGCTTGCCGGCCAGTCGGGCATGTAGTCATCGCGATGCGGGCGCTGGCCGGCGTACTGCTCGTAACACATAGCGCGATCCTCCGCGTCGTCGCAGTAGTCAGGGCGCCAGCCAGCCTTCCACTTCGCGCATTCCTCGTCCCACTCATCTACGGCGGGCTGATAGCGTTCGCCGGGAAACAGCGGCTTGTAGCACTCCACCATCTGCCCGGTGCGCCAGTCGTGCTCCTTCTCCTTCGGGTGTTGCCAGTTGGCCGGCACGCGCCTTATTTCTCGTCCCATCGTCTTCTCCTTGGTTATGGCCTATTCACTCCGCAACGTTCGGCCGGGCGGCTACGCCTTGAACACGTTCAGACCGCTGCGGCACAGTTAAGTTCCATCGGCCGTGCACTTCATCGAATACCACGGTCACGCGCTGTCGGGAGTCCGACACGGCGCGATACTGTGCCAGGCACTCCGCCAGCGCCCGGCCGTGGGCGATTATGGTGCGGTGTTGCATGATCATGATGCCAGGTAGAGCATGACTGCCAGCAAGTTCAGAATGGCGAACACTGCAACGGCTTCGCGCCACGCGAAGTCGGGCGCACGGGCGCGGCGGATCATGTCTGCCACCCGCGGATAGCCGCCACTGCGGCGATGTACTCGACTGCCGCCAGGACCTCGCGGCGATCTGGCTTGTCGGCCCAGTATTCGCGGGCTTCAGCTAGCCGTTTTTCTCGGCATCCGATGCGGATCGACAGGCGCCCGTCGTACTGCCACCCGTACGCCACCCATCCATCGGGAGAACCAGCGGCGATTACCCCGGCGTTCCCGCTCAAGTTGGCCCGGCGCAAGTCGGCGCTGCGCAAGTCGGCCCCGCTCAAGTCGGCTCCGCTCAAGTCGGCGCCGCGCAAGTAGGCACGGCTCAAGTCGGCGCCGCTCAAGTCGACGTTGCTCAAGTCGGCGCCGCTCAAGCAGGCGCCGCTCAAGTCGGCGAAGCGCAAGTCGGCGAAGCGCAAGTTGACCCATCTCAAGTCGGCGCTGCGCAAGTCGGCCCCGCTCAAGTCGGCCCCGCTCAAGTCGGCGCTGCGCAAGTCGGCTCTGTTCAAGTTGGCTCCGCGTAGTGTGTCGCCGTCCACTGCCAGCAGGATTACTCCCGCCCTGTTTTTGATCTCCATGGCTTACCCCTCATTCAATCGCCGCAGCGCCGCGCGGCCCGGTTGACCTTCGGCGCCGACCTATGCCCGCATCAGGTAACTCACGCCGTCATAGTCGACTTCGGCATAGTCCATCCGAAGTTCCCGCGCGGCCTGCTCCCAGTCGATGCACGTCAGGGGCCACGCTACATTGTCCGGTATGGCACAGATGTCGTCGGCCAACTGCATGGCGTAGTCGCAAAAGTAGGACTCCCGTATCAACGTTTCACCATGCCGCCAGTCGCCGTATCCTTCGCACTGATCGGCCAGGGCTTTCAGTGCCTTGAGTTCTTGCCCTTCGGCGCCGTTATTCCACTCGGCGACGGCTTCGGCGGCCTCTTCCACTGCTGCCTGCATGTCGGCAATAGCCTTCTCTGTTGCTGCCTCGCTGTACTCCGATTTCGCAGCGGCCAAAGTTTCGACCAGGTCCGCCTGCTCACTCTCCAGATCCTCGATACGCGCAATTACGTCGCGCGAGTCGATTACATCGTCTTGGTTGCTGAACGTGTTCATGCTCTTGCCCTCATTCAGTCGCCGCAGCGCCGCGCGGCCCGGCCCAATCCCAATAGTATGGCGCGCCCTTCAACGCGCCATGGTATGTGGACTAGTAGTTAGGACACGCCGACCAGTAGTTAGCCTCCCTTTCACCGATGATGCTGAATTGCCGCGCACGATCGGCCAGGAGGGCGCGGACGCGGGTTCGCAGGGCTTCACACACTGCCGGGCCATAGGCGGGCTTCTTCGTGCGTGCGGGCTTGGTTTCGGCCAAGAGGGCAAGCGCCTGTTGGTTGATCTCATGGATCCTCGCACGCGCCATTTCGATCTGCTGCTCGGCCTGCCACTTGGCGTCATCCTCGCGCGCCTCTTCAGCTTCCCGCTCGGCGTAGTGATCCGCCGATCGCGCGGCCTCACGGCATGCGTTGTCGTGCTCGTCCTCGCTGGCCCCCCTGGGTACCCTCTCCGCGTCTGCCAGGTAATGGGTCGTGCCATCGCAGTCCGTATTGCGCGTCGCCGGAATGTACAACGTTCCTCGCGGCGACCGGAGCTTAACTACGTGGCCGACGATGAGTGCGTTCTGCCAGTTGTCGGCGTACCATCCATCGCCCTCGATCAGGCGCGGGAACAATGAGTGAGCAGTGCCGAGGTCGTTGCCGTACTGGTTGAGCGAGTCGGAATAGATCTGTCCTCGCGCCCCCCGGGCGTTGCTCGGCCGCGGCGCGCCCCACGGGCTTGGATGATGGTGCCGGGTATCCCGCCATGTGAGCGGCCGCACCCACTTACCTGTTGCGGCCTCGCGACGATACTGTTCGAGTCGTTGCTTGCTGGTCATGATGTTCTCCTTTTCAGTTGCCAACGTAATAGTAGATCTGGCCATCGGCGCCGCGGTAGATGTTGCCGTTGCACTGTCCAGCTTCCGCGCGCGCCTCATACGCTATCCAATCAGATTCATCGTAGTCGGGCGACAAGTCGGCTTCGCGAATGTCGCCCGCTATCATCTGGATCAGCAGCGCCGTAAGTTCGCGGGCCGACCACGCTTCGATCTCGGCAGCATCCCATGCCCCGAACCCGCGAACGTGCGCCTTGAACGCCTCACGTTTTTCATCCGAATCGAGTAGCGGCCAGTCGGGCGCATCTTCGAGCGCTGCCCGCCAAGTTGCTCGGCCCGCGCCGTCGCCGATTTCTGCCACACTAGCGCTGTAATCCATCGGCACCGCGGCGCCGAAGAATTCCGTTATGTTCAGTTCCATGGTTCAGTCCTCCGGTGTGGTTAGTGTGCGTGCGCCAGATACGCGGCGCATATGGCGTGATAACACTGCTCGTCCGACAGTAGCCCCTGCGCGCGCTGCCGCATGGCCAAGGCGATGGCCGTGAGCAGGGCCGTGTTATGGTATGGGCGGGGTTTCATGTCGGTCCCTTGCGTTAAGTCGATTGATTTCTATCTGCGCGTATTTCTTGGCCGTGGCCGCAGTGGCAAGGCGATCGCCATACAGTACCTTTACGTTCCCGCTGTAGCTGCATTTAATCGCGGGCAGGTAGTCGCGGCCGGCTCTAACAAAGGTGGGCTTCATGCCGTTTCATACTCGGCCTTGCGGCTAAGTCGCCCCGGCTTATGCTCGGCGTTCCATTGTTCGCACAAGCGGCGCGCCTCGTCTTCGGTTAGCCCGCGCGCGAGCACGTGCTTGCGCCCCATCTGCGGGCGGAGGTCATTCGGCCATCCTTGCCCGGGCGCGTGAGCCCACCATGTTCGTGTAAATACTACGCAGCGGCCGCTCATGATGCCACCTCGCGATATTCATCCAATACCTCAAGCACTGCGGTGGCCAGGGCGGCCTGTTCAGCGGGCGTAAGCCCCTTCCACGCGACGATGCACTCGCGCTGCGGACAGAAACACTCAAGCGCAGCGAGTAGCTGCATGGCTTGCGCTTCGCGGTTGCCGCGCCGCGCGGTAGCGATGCGGCGCGCCTCGATCTGGGCGCCGTAGCCGTAGTTGCCAGACAACAACCATTTGATGCGTTCGGCCACCGTGGCGCAGTCACGCATGAGCGCGGCCGCGTCGGCTTGCGCTTCGCGGCGATCGGCCAGGGGCGCCAGGGTGATATGGTGTAGCCGGGCGCGAAGATCTTGTAGTTCGCGCATGTGGTAGTCGTTGTTCATGATATTCCCCTATGGTTGAGTTACAGATTCACAGGCAGCGTTATCCCATGCCGAGAACGCATCAGATAAGTCTGCCAGCGTGCGGCGGTTGATGTAGCCAGGCACGCACTTGTCGCGAGACAGCGCACGCAAGCCCTCGCTTACGGCGGTAGCTTATCTTCAAGCGCCGCCCTCGCTTGGCCGCCTTGATGGCCGTCAAACGTGTTATCTGCAAGGGCGGAGCGGGCGGATTCGTTGCCGACGAACACGTGGAGTGCATACAGGTCGCTGCCTAGGTAGTCGATCCATGCGGCAAATGTGCCCTCGTCGGGCGTGTCATCCCGCCGCTGATAGGCTCCGGCCATCTTTACGCAAAAGTCGGATTCGTCGCCAGCTACCCAGCATGTAGCCGGGCGCTGGTGCGGGATTTCAACAACGTAGATCATTTCAGTTCCCCTCCTCAGGTTGCCGCGAACCGCGCGGCCAGATTAGATATTGGCAAATACGTCACCAGCCGCGGCGCGCAGGGCGCCCGAAATGCAAGTCGATTTATCGCGTTGCCCGATGTAATCACAGTGATACACTGTAGTTGCGGCGCCGCGCCTGTCGTATGATAGGACACGCACATATCCATGCTCATACCCATCAAACCCGCATTCAGTGTCGATAGTGATAGTAACAACAGTGCCACAATACGCGAGCAATTCAAAAGTGCCCATGATGCGCCCCTTTCCGATTTGTGTGGATGATGCCTGATGTAAAGCACCATGCATGCCAGGGGCTAACTCACCGATTCCGCTAGGCGGTGCTTTACATCGATGCGCCCAGAATTGTCACTCGCCAAGTCGATTATCGCGGTATCCCATTGATCCATAACTGGATTCTGGCGAGTGACGCGATTGTGCTGCCGAGTGACCAAAATTGTCACTTGCCTTCAGGGCTCGCGGCGCGCATGGCATTCCTGATCAGATACCACGATTGGCGGCCGCCCGATTTGGTGGCAGCAAGCCAGATCGTGTGACAGGTCCGGCAAATCGGCTGTAGGCCGTCCGATGCTGATGCGCATTTGTTGTAGGCATCGGCAGACTTCCGATGATGGCACGCCGAGCACCGCTTCCCCTCACTAGCATATAGCTCCAGTTTGGCCGCAATCCTGGCCTGTTTACGCCCGGCTTTAGTGTGCAAGGCATGTAGGCGGCCGCGCTTTTGGGTTTCGAGTGCCAAAAGCACCGCTGCGGATGGGCTCAGCATGGCACATAGGGTGCAAATCTGCCCGCCGGCCGGGAAATCATACGCCGGTTTTTCCGAACCGCAGCAAGGACAATATACTGATTTTTCGGCTGTTTTCATGTTAATTTACTCCGTTCAGGTTAAAAAATATAGACTACTATTCTATATTAGCACGAAATTTTTGGCATGTATCGATTTATATGTGCGAGCAACATCGGGCATAGAATCAGCAGCTTAGCGCTTCGCTAATAGAGATAAGGCATTTGTCATGCGTATAAAGTGCCTTTTTTTGAGAGCAGAGGCATGCTTTTGGGCGGGCGCGCTTTGTATCAAACTGTTTGATACAAAACAATCTCCATCTCTCACGTAAGCTAGCGCTAAAATACCTATATTATATTATTTATATATTATTTATATAGTATTAATTAAGTATTTCAAACGCTAAAATTCCTGTCGAATCAACTGGTTACTGCCTGGCCGCCGAGCGCGCTTATTAGATGGTAAAACACACTTATAAACATTTTATAAGACTAATAGTGCCGTTATCCCTATAAATTAGCGCGTTTTATCGCCCTGGCACTGTTGCTGCTGGGTATCCTGCCCGAGGCCGCCTCGTCCTGCCCGCCTCGTCCTGCCCGCCTCGTCCTGCCCGCCTCGTCCTGCCCGCCTCGTCCTGCCCGCCTCGTCCTGCCCGCCTCGTCCTCGCAACCCGAACGTCATACCGCCCGGTCGCCATGCGGTAAGCATGCTTTCCGGATATGCATTCGGGCTGCCAGGCGGCTTGGGGGGATCGCGGCCCGGCGGCCGGGGTGTTGTTCCCTTTCACGCACATGACCGCCCGAAAAACCGAATATGACAATTTCATACCCCCAAAACCCAAGCCGCGAAAAATTTTGCTGTCATATCACTCGCCCGTCTCAAATTTCAGCCCAAAAATCCGCGCTGCCACGATACTAATGTGTAAAGTTCTTGACTACTTGACACTATACCCCCGCCGTGCGATACTGCTTCAACACCTACATCAACAAAGGAACACCATGAGCCTCCCAGAAACCCGCGAACAGCAACTGCTGCGCGCTGCCAAACATGAGATCACGGCACTGCGCCGGCGTAACGAGGTCCTGAACGCGCAAGTGGGTGTGGTGGAAGTATTTGCCGCCGCGTTGGGGTTGCGCAAAAACGAGAGCGGGGCTACCGTTGATATCGTATGGGAGATCGAACGGGCGCTGGATAGAGTCGATGTTGGATAGACCAACCATCGTCTTACCCGCCATCCAGATCGAAGGCAAGATCGCCATGCAGCGGGGGCGCGCCCTGTCATCGGCCGCAAACCCTGATGGGTTCACGTTCTATCCATACCCGATTGGGAGTGTGGAGCGCGCAAACTTCCTGGAAGGGTGTAGATACGCAGCGTTCTCAGCCCTACAGTTCCACTAGCATGGACGAAGCCCCGGATCCCCACGAGTCCCCCGCCGCGCTGCGCCAAGCCACGCGGCTGGAAGACGTGCCGGAGATCTACCGCAAGACTCACGAAAGGCTTGCCGTGGAGTTGGCGCTACACGTCGACGACGCCGCCGAGATCTTTGATCGGTACGGTTACACCGACGACCAGGCCGCCGCGCTGGTAGAGAGCCCGGCGTTCGTGGCGCTGATGCAGCAGGCGCAGAAGGAAGTGGTAGATTCGGGTCTGGGGTTTCGCACCAAGGCGCGGCTGATCGCCGGCGAACTGCTGCCGTATGCCCACGACATCGCCACCGACCCGCTACAGAGCGCGGCGGTCCGAGCAGATTTGATCAAGTGGTCGGCCAAAGTCGCCGGCCTGGAGCCCAAGGAAACGAAGGACGACGGCAAGCAAGGGTCTGGGCTCACGCTCAGCATCACGTTCGCCGGCGCGCCGCCGCAGCAGGTAATATCCGCACGACATGAAGCACTAACCATAGACCAGGAGAACTGACATGAACAACGAACAGGCAGTAGAAGCAGAGATTCAAGCGAAGGGGCTGAACGCCCCGCGCCTCTCGCCGGAGAAGATTGACGCCGTGATTACCAGCGAGGACTACCACGTATTCCCCGGCACGACGCTGACGGTGTGCTGCCTGAAGCTGCGCAATGGCTTCACGGTGACGGGCGAGAGTGCGGCGGCAAGCCCGGAGAATTTCGACGCCGGACTCGGCAAGAAGATCGCCCGGAGCAACGCCCGCGACAAGATCTGGGCGCTCGAAGGGTACCTGCTCAGAGAACACCTATCCAATCGACAGGAGAACTGACATGAAGCCCAAAAAGCCGATGCCGAAGCCCCCGAAGAAATAACCCAAGGAGAACGAAATGACAGACGCACAAGCAAAACTCACCGCCGCCCGTGCCGCACTGGACGACGCCGCCAGCCGGGGCTTCCCCGACAAGAACCAGCCGAGCTTGACCGCCATCTGGCGCGCCGCCGAGGCCGAACTGAACGCGATGTCCGGCGAACCCCCCGGCGCCGGGGCCGACTTGACCCTCAGCCCTGAAGCCGAGGCACAACTGAACGCAGGCCCCGATACCACCCTGCCCGACATGCCGTCGGTGGAGGGTACGCCATGACCAAGCGCGTGCGCATCGAGAACGCGGACCTCAGCCCGTACAAGGTTGTTGTTCAGACGTGGGATGTCGGGCAGGTGCTGAGCGACGGCACCAGGGCGCCCGACACGCTGGCGAGGGAAGAGGTTCTCCACAGCCCGTGCGCCATGACTGACGACGGCACGTACCTCACGAGCACGCGATACATCGTCATCAAGGAGGCATGATCATGCCCTGGACGCCGGCGGAGTTCAAAGCGAAGCACAACAAGAAGCTCTCCACGTCTGCTGCGGCCAAAGCCGCTGCACAGGCGACAGCAATGATCAACGCCGGCGTACCCGAGGGTGAGGCCATCGCAACAGCCAACAAGCGCGCCGCGAAGGGTCTTGGTGCCATAGCAGGGAAGAGGAGTCGGACATGAGCGTAGTAGCATGGGATGGAAAGACGATAGCAGCCGACAAACGTTCGGTGTGCGCCGGCGCCCACTTCACCACAACCAAGATCAGGAAGATCAAGAGGCCGGATCGGATACCTGAAGTTCTCGCATGGACTGGTGACCAGGACTCCGGCGAGATGATGGCGCAGTGGTACGAGTCCGGCGCCGACCCTGCGGCGTTTCCAGAGTGTCAGAAGGACAAGGACGCATGGGCGCGCTTGATCGTGGTTGACGCAAACGGCTGTCGATTCTACGAGCGCCAACCGGTAGCCGTTCGAGTAGAGAATAAGTTCTGCGCGTGGGGGTCTGGCCGCGACTTCGCTCTTGCTGCGATGTACCTCGGCGGTACTGCATACCAAGCAGTGGTACTAACATCCGTGCTATCCACCGACTGTGGTAACGGCGTGGATTCCTACGACCTATGACTTCTGCCAGGGTCATCATCCACCCACGCTGCCTCTCCGGCCCCGCTGTTGGCGCCCTGGAGGCGGTGTTACGTGCTCATGGCTTCGCTGCCGGCGAGCTTGCTGTCGGGCCGCCTAGCAAGCGTGGGTACTGTGACCTCGTACGACTGATCGATAGGGATGATGATCTGCTGACTCTGGAGCGGATGGATGGCTACCGGTTCCGGCATCGGGTCAAGCCCGAAGACCCGCAGGCGGCATGATGGACGCTACCTACAAGACCAGCCTGGAGGCGCGACCTTCGACCCTGTGGAAGCAGGCCAGGTCCGACGCCATCGCGGTCGCCACAGGCACGCGCTGGTGCATGAGTTGCAGGATGCTGAAGCCCTACGAGACCGTGAAGCGCTACCGTGGCATGCGGCGTAACGTCGTTCTGCGCTGTGATGCATGTCAGGCGAGTAGGGCGGAAGGTATCAAGGCGGCACGACTGCGACGGGTGGTGTGATGGAACTTTCTTCCAATCTCACAGGTCAAATCCAAATGGAGAACCTGTCGGGCATCTACGAGATCGTGAATACCGTGAATGGGAAGCGGTACATCGGCTCGGCTAAGAACTTCAAGACGCGTTGGAACAAGCATCGTTCAGCACTGCGGCTGGATAAGCACGGGAACAGACACCTGCAAGGGGCGTGGAACAAGCATGGGGAGGCGGAGTTTAAGTTTCTACAGATTCTGACTTGTCAGCCGAGCATGCTCTTGTTCTATGAGCAGCAACTGATCGACAAGGTGAAGCCAGAATACAACATCGCTCCTACGGCTGGCAACACGCTAGGGATTCCGTGTGGTGATGAGAAACGGCAGAAGATTGCAGACGCACACAAGGGGAAAGTGCTGACGGCCGAACACAGAGCCGCAATAGCAGCGGGGGGCACAGGACGCAGCCCGACAGAAGCGACACGATCTAAATTGCGTGAAACGATGAAGGCGTATGTGGCGGCAAACCCCGCATTCGCTGAGCAGTCCGCAGAGCGGCAACGGAATCGCGTCTGGACCGAAGAGTCACGAGCGAAGTTACGGGCATTCAGGACTGGTAGGGCGTCCCCGAAATCGCCGGAAGGGAAGGAGCGACAGCGGTTGGCGGCGATCAAATCGAACCAGACCCGCGCCATTTCAGCCGAAACCCGCGAAAAGATGGCGGCGAAAAAGCGAGGTAAGGTAATGCACGCCAACACACTTGCTTTACAGACTAACCGAATGAAAGGGAACTCGCTCCGCCTCGGGGCCAAATGGACCCCCGAGATGCGAGAAAAAATTCTAGCCTCTCGGGCGGCAACAAACCTGCGTAAGAAACAAGGGGGCGCAGGATGAACATCGACTTCAAAGCGTCACTGACTATCACGGCGTTCATGGCGTCGGATGCCAGATACCGTTTTATCCTTGGCCCATTCGGGTCAGGAAAGACGGTAGGCACGATCATGGAGTGCATCCGGCGGGCGACTATGCAGCGCCCATCCCCGATCGACGGGAAGCGGAAGACACGCATAGCTATTATCCGCAACACGGCGCCGCAGTTAAATGATACAGTCATAAAGTCTTTTCTTTCGTGGTTCCCTTCAGGCACGCTAGGCATGTACACTGCCACCGGCAAGACATACAAAATACGTCAAGGGGATGTTGAGTGCGACATTATTTTCCGCGCTCTGGATGACGCTGCGGATGTGTCTAACCTCCTTTCATTAGAACTCAGCATGGCCGAACTGTCGGAGTTCCGTGAGTTGGCGCGAGAGATCGTCGAAGGTCTTGATGGCCGGATTGGTCGTTTTCCTGGGGCTCGCGACGGCGGCTGTACCTATGCGGGGATATTCGGCGACTCGAACATGCCGCAGGAGGGCAGTTGGTGGGAACGCATGTTGGAAGGGTATGACCCCGACGACGGAAAAACCAAGAAGGAGAATGGCTGGGAAGTATTCAAGCAGCCGGCTGCGATGGTCAAACTGGCAGATGACACATATGCTCCGAACCCACTTGCCGAGAACACTGAGAACCTCCCCCAAAACTACTATCAGCACCTGTGCGTGGGGAAGAGCGAGGAGTACATTAGGACATATGTACTTATGCAATATGGGAGGTCGCTCGGGGGAAAACCTGTGCACCCCATGTTCAATCGCGACATACATGTGTCGAAACAAATACTGTTACCGAATAAGCAGAACCTCCTGCTAATCAGTGCTGACTTTGGTCTTACGCCAGCACTAGTTCTCAAACAGCAGGACGCATTCGGTAGGGTTCTCGCCCTAGATGAAATTGTCACTTTCGGCATGGGAATAGAACGGGCGATCGAAACGAAATTGCTCCCCCTTATTCGACAGAAATATGATGGGTTTGACATGTTCGTAACTGGCGATCCGGCGGGCGGGACGGGGGCGCAATCGAATGAAGTTTCGTGCGCTGATATATTTCGCCAGTACCGAAACAAAGGGCTCGGAAAAATAAAATTGGCGTGGAGCAACAGCCCTACACACAGGATCGGCGCGACTGATCACTTCCTGTCGATGTTGGTCGATCGCGGAATGCCCGCATACCAGATATCGCCTACATGCGAATGGCTTATTCAAGCCCTTGGGGGAAAGTACCAGTTCAAGAAGTATAAAGACGGCCGTGAAAGCTCGGAAATTGAGAAAAATGACTGGAGCCATATTGGCGACGCGAATCAATATTCTGATATGTACTGGCAGCGCGGAGGCCGCCGGAAAGCCGAATTTACCGAACGTAGTACCATCCGCCCTTCCGCGAATGTAAATCCGTACGCGACGCCCCGCTAAAAAGGACAAACCATGGACACCCCGACCCTCCCCCCCGTTATTGATGAAGCCCAGTTGAACTCGCTAGGGGCGCGACTGAGTAGCACATTCGCCATATACGAGACCGACCGCCGGCAGATCGAAGAGCGATGGCTCAAGAACCTGTTCCAGGTGCGCAAGATATATGACCCGGACGTTCTGAGCATGATCCCGACAGACAGGTCGAAGGCGTATCCGGGCATGACCGCGTGGATGGTGCGCGGCACGATCGCGCGACTGATGCAGATGCTGTTCCCTCAGACCGAGAAGAACTATGGCGTGCGGGCGTCGCCGTTGCCCGACCTCTCGACCGAGCAGTTGCAGAACGTACTCGACACCCTGGTGCAGGCCAAGATGCAAGCCGCAACGGCTGCGCAAGATCCGTCACAGCCCGCACCCCCGCCCGACCCGTCACAGGTCGAACTCAGTGACAGCGAAATCGAGAAGGGCATCCGCGAGTTCGCCAGGGGCAAGGCAGAGGCGATGGAGAAGAAGATCGATGACGACCTTCAGGAGATGGAGTTCGTCACGCTGGCGCGCAAAGTAGTGCGGTCGGCTACGATATACAACATCGGCATCCTGACCGGACCGTTCCATACCAAGGTCAAGGCGCGCACATGGCGGCGGGACACCAACACGGGTAAATACACCGCCGTCGAGATCGACAAGTACAAGCCGCTGTTCGAGTTCCTGCCTGTGTGGAACCACTATCCCGACATGACGGCCACGGACCTGACGAAGCAGGACGGCAAATTCGATCGCCACATCATGACGCGGGTAGAGGTAGAAGAACTCGCGCAGAGGCCTGACTTCATCGCGAAGCGCATCACCGACTACCTGGAACGCAACGTCAATGGAAATTACCGTGCAAGGCATTGGGAATCCCTGATGAAGGGCGAGCCCAAGAGCGCACAGGCGGCAGTCATGGGGAAGGAGAGTCGAAAGTACGAAGTCCTGTCGTACTGGGGGCACGTCACGGGCCGCGAACTGCGCGGCGCCGGGGTGAGTATCCCCGACAGCAGCATCGGCGGTTCGTTCCACAGCAACGTGTGGATGATCGACAACGTCGTTATCAAGGCGAAGCTGGCTCCGCTGGGCGAGACCATTCCGCATCATCACATCTTCGTGTTCGAGGACGACGACCTATCCATCCTCGGCAACGGGCTGTGTGACACCCTGCGTGACTCACAGGTGAGCCTGAACGAGACCGTCCGTGCCGCGTTGGACAACGCCGGGGTGATCGGCCCGATGGCGGAGATCAACACCGACATGCTGACGCCCGGTCAGAACTACGCCATCAGCAAGCACAAGACGTGGATGCGCGAGAGCAACGGTGGCCAGTCCGACGCCATCCCGGCGGTGCGCAACGTCAGCATCGACAGCCACATCCATGAACTCTTGCCGCTGATCCAGTTGTTCCTCAGCTTCGGCGATAAGGAGTCCGGGCTGCCGCCGGCGTCACTGGGGGACACGTCGGGTGGCGGCAGCGAAGCGCTTCGCACCCAGCGCAACGCCTCCATGTTCCTCGGCGCTGCGGCGCTGCCGGTGCGCGACACCGTGCGTAACTACGACACCTTCACCATGTCGATGATCTCGGCGCTCGTGGCATGGAACAAGAAGTACGACGCCGACCCAAGTCGCGACGGCGACCACAACATCATCGCCCGCGGCTCGACCAGCCTGATCGCGAAAGAAGTGCTGTCGCAGTCTCTTGCCGAGTTCAAGCAGAGCCTCACACCTGACGAACTGCCGCACATCAAGACGCGTGCCTTGTTGATCGAGCGCGCGAAGGCCAACGACATCCCCATCGACGAGTTGATGGAAGACGAAGACAAGGCCGAGCAGATCGTCAAGCAGAATGCCAAGATGCAGCAGCAGATACAGCAGGGGCAGATGGAACTCGTCACGGCACAGGTCAAGGAGGTACTCAGCAAGGCGCTGGAGCACGAGGCGAAGGCGTCGTCCGAGCAGGCGGCGATCGGGACCACGGTGTTGCAGACCATCATCGACGCCATCAACACCGGCAACAAGCACGCCGTCGCGCAGGCCAAGACACTGATCGATGCCCACTCGGCAGACACGAGCCGGCAGGTTGGCCACGCGCAGGCGCTGACGGCGGCGCACGGCGCCGATACAGCCCGGCAGACGGCCAGTAGGCCGACGACAGGAGCAGCGGCATGAGCGTAATCAAGCAGGAACAGCACAAGATAGAGTGGAACATCTTCCAGTGTCGGAACGAGGGCGGGATACAGGCCATGCGTGACTGGCTGTACCTACGGCAGGCGCGCATCAACACTGAATGGGTCGGCATGGTCGGCGACGACCTGATCCGGGAGCAGGGTGAGGCTCGTATCGTGACCCGACTCATAAAACTGATCGATGACGGCCCAGCGATCAAACAACTACAAGGAGCATGAAATGGCAACTGAGAACGATGATTTCGATGCCGCGTTTGCGGAAGTCGTGGCGGCAATGGATGCAGGCTCAACTACGCCCGCACCTGCGCCCGCACCTGCGCCCGAGCCCACTCCTGCGCCTGAGCCCATTCCTGCGCCCGAGCCCACTCCTGCGCCTGAACCGACGCCTGAGCCCGAACCTACCCCATCACCGGCGCCAGCACCTGCCCCCGTGCCTGTCGTTCCAGTCGAAACGCCCGAAGCCCAGGCTGCACGGCAGGAGTTGGAGGCCAGTATCGCCCCCTACACACCCACCGAGGACGAAGCCGCAGCGCTGGAGCAGTTCAAGCGGGAGTTCCCGAGTGAAGCCACGGCGGTTGAAGCACGGCTGAAGTCCATCGACCGCGAGATCAACGCCAGGGTCTACAAGGCCGTGCAGAAGCTCGCCGAACAGATGGAAGCCCGCATGGCACCCGTCGAGAGCACGGTGGCCACGTCGGCCATCGAGGCGCACGTCGCTGCGCTGCATGCCGCGCACGCCGACTACGACGTCGTGATCGCCAAGGTCCCCGCATGGATCAAGACGTTGCCGACGTACGCGCAGGCCGGCGCGCAGGCGGTGTACGACCGTGGGACGACGCAGGACGTGATCGCGCTGGTGAACGACTACAAGCGATCGGCCGGCGTAGCTGCCCCCACACCGTCGCCAGCGCCGGCACCCAAGCCGACGCCGCCCGGCGCTGAGGATCTGGCTCCCGTGAGTTCGCGGCGCGCGGCGGTGACGCCTACGGGTACCCCTGACAAGAATGATTTCGCGGCCGCATTTGCCGAAGCCGTGGCGGCGATGAGGTAACCCTCTTGCACAAAAGGAAAAAAGGTGAAATACTAGCCACATGAATGATTGCAACCTAACCTAACGCGAGGAGATCCCCGTGGCTCTTACCAACCCGCTGACCGAAAAAGACGTTGCCGCATCGATCGCAGATTTCGAAGTAAAACGGCTCCTTCGCCAGACGATTGCCGGCAAGACCATGCAGATTGAAGCTGGTGCTGGTGCTACATCCGGTACTGGCACGGTGTACCGATCCAGTGTCACGAAGGACAACGGCGTGATCACTACCAGGATCATCATCGACCTGACTGGTCTCGCGTCATCTACTACCGATCTGGACATTATCGGCGTCGGCACCAGCCCCGCGCACATCGGGCAGGTGTCTCTCGCCCGCAGCGGCACGCTGCTCTGTGGAAGGATGACCTGCCTTGAAGTCCCAGTTGGCGGCGTCACTGACATCGACTTGTACTCTGCTACCGAAGGCACCGGCGTGTTCGATGGCGGCATCGCCGCCCTCACCGAGACCGCGCTGATCACCGCCGGCGGGGCATGGACCCTGGCGCTTACCAAGGCAATTGCCCAGCCTGCCGCTTCAGACCAGTACCTGTACCTGACCGGCGGCGCGGCGGGAACGGCGGCCACCTATTCGGCCGGAAAGTTCCTGATCGAGTTGTACGGATACGACGCATAATACGCCGCAAGCAGCATGATGTTGTCGATTCCAGAGATGAGTCGAAACACAAAGAACACCACCTAACTCACCAAAAGGAAACATCATGACGACCCCCATCCTCACGTCTGGCGACATCTCCAATCGCACGGCAGCGTATGCCATCGCCCCCCTCCTGATGCGTCACGACGCCGACATGGTTCTGGAGAAGTTCGGCCAAACGTTCGTGCTGCCTAACAACTCGACGAACGTCGCCAAGTTTCGCCGCTACGAAGCTCTGCCGCTGGCTACCACCGCTCTCGTCGAGGGCGTGACGCCGTCCGGCACCAAGCCGACCATCACTGACTACACCGTGACGCTGGAAGAATTCGGCGACTTCATCCCATACACGGGCTTCATGCAGGATACCCACGAAGACCCGTTGCTCAAGGAGTTCGCGTCGCTGTGCATGCAGCAGGCGGCTGAGACGGTCGAGACGCTCCGCTGGAACAAGATCAAGGCGGGCACGCAGGTTGGCTACGCCAATGGCGGCATCACCACGGTCAATACGCCGATCACTCTGGCCGCGCAGCGTACTGCGACTGCCGCACTGCTCCGCCAGCGCGGTAAGTACATCAACCAGGTCGTGTCGTCCAGCCCTGACTTCCGTACGGAACCTGTCGAGGCTGGCTTCGTCGCCATCCATCACCCTGATGTGACCAACGACATCCGCAACATGCAGGGGTACATCCCGGCCAAGCAGTACGCCGGGCAGACTACGCTGTTCCCGGGCGAGCATGGCGCCGTCGAGGATGTGCGGTACTGCCGTAGCGTGTTGTTCACGCCGTACCTCGGCGCGAATGGCGTGTATGGCGGCGCATCGACCACGATGCGTAATACCGGCGGCTACGCTGACGTGTATCCGGTCATCTACCTGGGCAGAGACGCTTACGGTATCGTGCCGCTGAAGGGCGCAAACGCCATATCGCTGATCGCCCACAATCCGGGGTCGTCCGGCACCGCTGACCCGCTGAACCAGCGTGGCACGCTCGGTTGGAAGACCGCGCAGACCAGCCTCATACTTAATGACCTCTGGTTATACCGCTTGCAAGTTGCGGTGACCCTGTAATAGACCCGGCGAGGGGTTTCGGCCCCCCGCGTAGTACCAACTTTTAGGAGATTCACATGACCACACCCACCAACCTGTCCAACGTCAACTGCGGCCCTGTTCAGCGCACGCAGGGCTCGATCAGCGGCACCTACACGGCGGCGTCCGACGTGTCCACTACGAACAATGCGTCGATCGCCGCCGGCGTGCTGACCTTGACGCTGGGTTTTGTCCCGACGTACTTCAAGATCACCAACATGACCGACCGCATCACGCAGGAATGGTACAAGGGGATGGCGGCCAACAACTTCCTTGAGACGGCAGCCAACGGCGTCAGGACGCTCGAAACGGACGGCACCGCCAACATCTCGATTGCCACTCGTACAGGCACTGGCGGGTCTGTCAGCCAGTCGGGTGGTTCAGCCGATACAACGCCGAGCGGCGTCGTTACCGTGACGTTCTCTGGCGGCATCGTTACGGACAACGATACTGTTGTCTGGGTCGCCGAAGGTTAAACCGTGTCCGACAGCTACCGCGTCTCGATCAAGCGCCTGGAGAACGGGTTTGAAGTAACCGTACCAGACGTTCCCGCAATCGAGGCGGCGGAAAAGGCGGCGGAGAAGAACAAGGGTAAGGGCGGCGCAGGGATGTGCGGCCCTTACACCGGCGACATGACCAAGAGTTACGCGGCGGCGACGGTGCCGGATGTAATCAAGATCATCGAAACCGCGCTCAAGAGCATCCCGCAGCAAGAGTACGAAAGCGCGTTTGCCGAGGCGGCACGTATGGCGAACGGAGAAGATTGACTCCACACACCTAAAAACAGGAGCCTGAACCATGAGCAAATTGAACGACAAATTCACCGGCACGCCGGAAGCCGACGAGACTGAAGCCCAGCGCGTCGCCCGCCTCCGCATCAAAGCCGAAACGCAGGCAGCGCAGGAGTTCGACGAGGACGCCGTCTACGCCAAGTTCCTCGCCGAGGCCCGCGACAAGCGCATGAAGACGCTGTCCGGCGACGAGGTTGATCTGCCCACCGACACTCGTGGGTTCCCGCTTGACTACGACAAGATCGAGATCTTCCGCGGGCAGAACAAGCAAGACCTGCCGTACGTGCCGCTGTCGCTCGGAGGTCTGGTCATCAAGGTGCCTCGCGGCAGAGAAGTGATCGTCCCGCATGCCTTCGTGGAAGACTGCCTCGCGCTGTGTGTGGAAGATATTACGATCCAGAGTCAGGGCGGATACGTCACTCGGCCAGTTCAACGATTCCCATATTCCGTCAAGGGCAAGGCTACGCCGGAGGAATATAAGGCGTTCCAGGAACGCGAGAAGGAGCAGGCGTTGCGCGAGACCGCTCTGGCGGCGTAAGGAGCCGTCGTGGATCTGGCGTCGATGCTCCAACATACGGCGTCGGAGTTTCTCGACGACCGTACGGAACTCGTGGAGGGCGACAATGATTCGCTCTGGTCGGACGAATACCTTGTCCGCCAATTCAATTCCGCCCAAAATATTCTCTGTCGTCGCGCGTGGGCAATCATAGAATTCGGCAAGGCGCCCGCCGGGGTCATAGCCCTGCGGACTGGCGTGTCGCTCTACCCGTTGCACCCCTCGGTACTGCGCGTGTTCGACGGCACGCCCACTACCCAATCGGCCCCCCTCGGCCGCACGGAAGACGCGCGACTTCGTGACACGAGCCTTGGTACCCCATACCCGGCGGACGACTTCAGTGCCGTTGAAATAGGGATGGCGGGCAGCCTCGCCGGCGGGTTCGCAGAACTATCGGGCGCCCCCTTCGCGTTCGCCTCCGATGCCGCGTCGCGCACGCTCCGCGTGTTCCCCCCACCTACGTCGGCGCAGAGCGGTTTGCGTGTGGCGATGAAGGTTGCGCGACTGCCGATCAAGGAACTGACTCTGGACGATGTCGAAGCCGAACCCGAGGTACCCGCCGAGTTTCACCTTCAACTTTGCGAGTATGCGGCAGGCAAGGCGCTCACGCTTCCCAACGTGGATGCAGACCAAAAAACGGAAGGCCGGCGCCTACTGACCGCGTTCGACGAAGTGGTGCGACAGGCCAGGCAAGAACGCCAGCGGGCCGAAGCCAGTACCTACCGGTGGCACTTCAGTAGTTCTACCGCAACTCTGGGGCGTGGGTAATGGCTACCGAATATGCCGCGCCCATCGACGTAAAGGAAGGGCTATTCTCGTTCGATAACTTCCGCGGGTTGCGCAACAACGTCGATCCGGCGGCGTTCGCCCCCGGCGACCTCTCCGTCGCTCTGAACGTGAACATCGATGACGGCGCCAGTGTATCCCGGCGTCGCGGGTTCTCCAGCCCCGTCACCGCTGCCATAGACCGCGACGTATGGGCGAAGGGCAGCGTATGCCTCGGCGTCGGCAGCGACGCTCTCAAGCTGGTCCTGCCGGACTACACCACCAAGACACTGCTTGCAGGCCTCACACCTGGCCGACCTGTTTCCTACGAAGCCGTTGGCGATCGCGTGTTCTGGTCGAATGGCGTCGAGAACGGCGTAGTCCAGAACGGCACCTGCCGGTCGTGGGGGCTCGCGATCCCTGGCCGGCCAACAGTCGCAGCAGGCCCTGGAGAGCTAGCAGCGGGGCTGTACCAATTCGCAATAACGTACCTCCGCAACGACGGTCAGGAGAGCGGCACCGGACGGGCAGGAACGCTCACGCTGGCCTCCACAGGCGGCGTATCGCTGTCGTCGATACCGGTCTCGGCCGACCCCACTGTCGCATTCAAGGCGGTCTATGCAACGTCGGCGGGCGGCGAGACCCTGTATCAAGTCGGGGTCATACCGAACGCCCAAACCACATTCTTGATTGACACGATCCGGCCCGGAGTTAGCCCACTGGCGACACAGTTCCTGCAACCCCCGCCGCCGGCAGACTTCATCGCGGAGTACCGCGGGCACCTGCTTGCCGCCGCCGGCGATCTCGTATATCCGAGCGAGGTCTACGCGCCCGAGCTGTTCGACTGGCGCCGCGCCGTGCCGTTCGGTGGCACGGTCACCATGCTCGCGCCCATGCCGGACGGCAGCGGGATGTACGTGGGCACCGAGAACTCCATCCTGTGGCTGCCCGGCGACTCCCCCGACGTGTGGAGATACCAGGAGGTCGCGGGGTACGGTGCGATCCCCAGAACCCTGACGTATGGCGACAACAGCCTGCTGGGTCCGAGCGACGCGGTTGCCAAGGTAGCATTCTTCGCCACGCAGCGCGGCCTGTGCGTCGGCAAGCCTGGCGGGCAGGTGACCAATCTGACCGAAGACCGGTTCGCCTATCCTATCCAACCTCGCGGCGCTGGAGTAACTCGTCGGCATCTTGGGATGGCGCAGTACCTCGTAACACTGAACGGCGCAGAGACCGCGGGCAGCGCGGCGGCGTGATACACTAGCACTACCCTACTAACATATCTTCTAAGGAGTAATATCATGGCGCTTCGCTTCTCTCCCGCTTTGCAGAACTACATCGCTGAAACCGGCTCCTGGAAGTCTGCCCTTGACAACGGCATTATCGAAGTCTATTCCGGTTCGCAGCCGGCGACCCCCGACTTGGCGGTCACCGGCACACTGCTTGTCACCTTCACGTCCAGTGCTGGCGCATTCACGCCGGAAACCCGAGCGCTGGGTATCCTGACGCTGTCCGGCACGACTTCTGGGTCTGTCGATACTGTCACCCTGCTTGGCAAGGAGATCATGGGCAGTTCGACTCCGTACAACACATCGCTGACGCAGACGGCGGCCGACGTGTGTCTCAAGATCAACCGCAATCCGAAGAATAGGTTTGTTGTGGCGGCAAACAACGCCAGTGCCGTGATCACGCTGACCGCGCGCCCTGGATTCGGCACCCTGTTGAACGCCGCAGCATTGACGATCACATCGACTACTCTGACTTCGGCTGTCACTAGCACGACGTTCGGTTCCGGCACCGGCGGCGGCACTGCGGGCATCGACGCGGTGAACGGCTTGAAACTGGACTACAACGCGGTTGCCGGCCTGATCACCAAGGATGTGACGCAGACATGGTCTGGTACTGCGGTGTCTGGCGGAACTGCGGGCTGGTTCAGGTATAAAGGGTCTGTTGTTGATGCTGGTGCCGCAGACTCCAGCGCGGTGTTCCTACGCATGGACGGCAGCGTGGCAACCAGCGGTGCACAGATGAACATGAGTTCCACTACCATCACGAACGGCGCGTTGCAGACCCTCAGCACGTTCAACTTCACTATCCCTGCTGCATAACACTTCCTACCCCGTCTGAGATACGGCGGGGTAAGGGGTACGTGTCATGGCTGACCAATTTGTAGCATGTATATATGGCTCGTCCAGCGCAGGCACGTCTCCTGATGGCATAACGTGGACAGCGCGATCCATGCCGTCTACCGCGAATTGGCGGTCGATAGCATGGAACGGGACCGTGTATTGTGCTATTGCCAACGGTAGTAACAAAGCCGCAACGTCGCCAGACGGGATAACATGGACTGCTAGAACGCTTCCATCATCGGCTAGTTGGACCGACATCGCGTGGAACGGCACGGTGTTCTGCGCCGTAGCGGACGGGACCACAGCGGCCACATCACCAGATGGCGTAACCTGGACCGCGCGCACGTTACCGTCCTCCGGCACTTGGTCGGCGATAGCCTGGAACAACTCTGTATTCTGCGCCATAACGTATGGCGGTACGGCGGCGGCCACGTCTCCCGACGGGATAACATGGACAGCTAGAACCCTCCCAGCATCAGTCAACTGGTATGGGATGGTATGGAACGGGGCCATATTCTGCGCGGTAGCGTACGGCAGTGCGACAGCGGCTACGTCGCCGGACGGGATAACATGGACCTCCCGTACGCTGCCGTCGTCATCGAATTGGCAAAGCGTAGCGTGGAACGGGTCGGTGTTCTGTGCGGTCTCAGCGACAGCCGGCACGACGGCGGCCACGTCTCCTGATGGGATAACATGGACTGCCCGTACCCTGCCGGTATCATCGAATTGGGAAAGAATAGCGTGGAACGGGTCAGTGTTCTGTGCAACAGCGACGACTACGAACGCCGCCACATCACCAGACGGCATCACATGGACGGCGCGCACCATGCCGTCGTCTGGTACATGGATTGGACTAGCAGGATCCATGAATCCCGACATAACCCCCGCGATCAATGCGGACATGACGGTGCCGGCCATATCGCTACTCACCGGATCAGACGGCGCCATCATAGTAGCATCCCTGCCGTCATGCGATAGCGGTAGCAACGGCGCAGACAATCTAGTAGCCCCGCCGCCTACTCTGACGATGGGGGAACTTATCTCCACTATCGACATAGCGATCAGCCCCCCATCACTGGATGCTACGGCGGTACAGAACCCATATGCGTTCCTCACCGCGCCGCCGCCGGCGATAGATATCGGAGCGGCGCCGGAGGCAGGTATGCTCACGGGCAGCGCGGGGGCACCCGCGTTGTATGCATACTCAGTATCGTCGCCAGTAATGACTGTAGATATTACAGCTCCGGCCCCCCAAGCTGAACTCAGGTGGTGGAGTGCGGATCTGGCGGCTCCAGTACCTACGTTGAGCGCTACGTCTCTGACCGGCGAGATCATAACAGTTACCGCAGTCGCGGCGACGCCGATACTATCGGCCGACGCGATCAACCCAGCCATCATCACTGCGGACATGGCCGCGCTGCCGCCGCAGTTGAGTGCTGCCATAGCCACTGGCAACGTGGCCGCCGCGGCACTGCTTGCCCGAGCGCCGCAGGTGCAGGCACAGGTGTTGACAGGAGAAGTCGGTACGGCGACTCTCAGCGTCGCCACACCCGTCATGGCCGCCGCCGGGTACCCGGCCTACACAGTCACGTTCGCTGGCGCCGCGCCTGCGCCATATCTCGGCGCGACAGTGTCAGCGGTGCTGTCGGAGAACTACCGTACATGGGTATTGAACACCCGCACTGGTGCGCTCACGGAGTACGGCACCTTTGCATTCAACAGCTACACCGTGTTCAACGGCAAGGTCATCGCTGCCGGCGCGACGGGTCTGGTTGAGGTCGGGTTACAGGCGACCGACGCCGGCGCGGCGATCAACAGCACGGCGACTACCGGGCAGGAGTCGTTCGGATCGTCGGTGCACAAGCGCGTGCCGCGGGTGTACACCAGCTACAGCGCGGACGGCGACATGAGGTTCTCCACCATCACGACTGAAGGCGGAACGCGAACCTACGCACTTGACTGGAATAGTCTCCATGGTACGCAGCAGCGGCGCGTGCCGGTCGGGAAGGGCCCTAAATCACGGTTCTGGCAGTTCTCGATGGCCAACGTGAACGGTGCCGACTTCTCGATTAACGATGTGCTCGTCATGCCGACCCACTTGCGCCGTCGGGTAATGTAGTGGCCCATGCGGATATTTCCGGTTGACCTACCCGCCGATGAGACCAAATGGATAGGATGGGCTACCCAACGATGCCGAGCGCTCTATGAAAACGCGAAAACCCCACAGTTCAAGTATGTCATGCCGGCGCCAACAGTGCTGTGCAAACTAGGACGCGATACGGCAGGGCTGTATGCGTATGTAATCCATCTCGGGGTGCCGTACTATCCTAGCCTGGCGTTGGCGAATATGATGGCCGAAACCAGGCTGCACCCTCAAGCAGTTGTGCGAGGACTGGGCCCGAATACGAACTTTCAGACTACTGCGCTACCAAGTAATGAAAACAGTACCGTCGCGAGCTTTTACTACCGCGGAGATGCTGCGCAAAGATCCGGGCACACATTAATCGCCTCTGACAGCGGATCTTTGGGGAGAGTTGGCAACAATATTGTGGCGGTGAATTGGCCCCTAACGTCCGACCAGTTTCGCTTTATCAGTCTTCTCGGCACGCCCGCTAGCCCAAGCGATGACCAGTGGGATGTTTTCAACGGTACTGTCACCCCGGCGGGTAATTTTTGGGGGCCATTCCAAGGCGCTCGTTCCCCCGGCGCTGCGGGATCGTTGCGTGATGCTATAGCATGGGAGAGGGAGAACAACGGTAAAGGCGAGCGGTTCGCGGCAGGGGTTCTTCCGGAAGACTGGGACGCTTTGCTGAAGCTTCGCCACCCACTCAGTACAGACGCGGCCGAGGTATCTCCCGTCGAAGGGGAAACGGCACGTATCACGTTGTTCGGGCCAGACGGTAAGACCTCCCTGGACGACTGGAATCGTGGCGCCGATGTAAAAATACATGTGTTCGGCTCCGTGACATGCGCATATTCAGCAGGGGCCGCATCTTACGTCTTCAAGGGGTGGAAGCCCCTGGCGGCGGCCGATATCTTGCGGATCGGCCGTCGTGTGCGGGTCATTGGGGGGCATCCTGCGCTAGTCAAAATTGTTTACGAGAATGGTACCCCACTCAAGATCGTGACGACTTTAGGGGATACCATAAACCCTGTGTACAGTGACGGGAGCCCAGTAAATATCCTGAGTAACTCTGGGGAATTTGTGACGGTCATCACGATAGGGGCGCCAAATACGCCCGTGGGGGACTTTATTTACGGCTTCCCGTTTCACAGCTACGATGGATTATGGGTAACTGCTGACAACGACGGAAACCTTCTCTGGTTCGACAATTACCCTACGACCAATGTTCTCCTTGAGTACGGGGGCATGCGATATGAGAGCCTGGTTACGTTGACAGCGGACAAGAATCGCGCGCTTTTGGCCGATACTACAACGCTGCCACAAGACGACCAGTTAATGAAGCAGGTTCGCTCGCTGATGTAAGCTTGTGATACACTACTAAGCCAATAGGCCAAAGGAGCCTCTGACATGACCTTTGCAGCAGACCAGGCGGCACAGGCAGCACTTCGGGACAACGTGTTCGCGGCGGCGGACGGGTATCTTCAAAACCTGCTGGCGACAACAGAGGTCAGCTTCTCGAACAACTTCAACATCGACTCTATCCTGCCCGACTCGTATAACTACGCGGCGGTGCCGGAAGTAAGCTTCGCACTCAACGTGCCGGGGTACTCACCGAACATAGCGATCGTATCGGCTACCCCCCCAACGGCGCCTACGCTGTCGTTCTCTACCGTCACAGATGTCGTCGTCCCCGACCTGGCAGCGACTGCGCCGGCACTGAACTTTCCTGTTGCCCCCAATTCCGATCTACCGAATTCACCGACTGCGGCGCCGAGTTTCACGTCGCCGACGATACCGACATCCCCACTGCTCAATCTCCCCACGGTGCCCACGCTCGCCGCGCTGGCGTTGCCTGATCCGCCATCCATATCACTGCCATCATTCAGCGCGATATCGCCGCCGGATGATCTGGTGGCCCCGACTGCGCAGTTCCAGTTCGCGGAGGCAGCGTACCAATCACTCTTGCTCGACCCGCTAAAGTCGAAGCTGCTCGACAACTTGGTCAACGGCGGCTACGGCATCGAGACCGCCGACGAGATCGCGTTGTTCAACCGCGTGCGGGACCGGGAAGTTGAAGCGATGATGTCCAGGATCAGTGATGCCGGCCGGGCGATGGCCGCCCGCGGGTTCCCGCTACCACCCGGTGAACTGAGCGTCCATGTTGACCGCGCGTATCAGGAGATGCAGGATAAGGTATCGTCGGCGTCGCGGGACATCATGCTGGAGCGCTCGAAGTTGTTTGTCGAGAATCGCCAGTTCACGCTCCGCGAGGTCAAGGAAGTCGAGCAGATGCTTATCAACTTCCACAACGCCGTGCAGGAGCGCTCGTTGAACGTGGCGCGGCTCACAGTCGAGTTGTCCGTCACCATATTCAAGGCGCTCGTGGAGCGGTATAGCGCACGGATGAACGCCTACCGTGTGGAAGCCGAAGTGTTCGCGGACAAGATCCGTGGCGAACTAGCCAAGGCCGAGATATATCGGACGCAGGTAGATGCAGTGAACGTCGGCTCGCAACTTCAGCGCAACCAGGTGGAGACATACCTGGCGCAGTTGAAAGGTGTAGAGACGACAGTTGGCATCTTCCGTGTCCAGATGGATGCAGCGAAGGTGCAGGCAGAGATCGAGCGCATCAAGCTGGAAGCCTATCGGTCGCAGGTGGATACCTACACGGCGCAGGTGCAAGCCAAGGTGGCTGAGTTCGGCATGTACCGCTCGCAGATTGAAGGCGAGACGGCGAAGGTGCAAGCGTTTGAAGCCCAGGTGCGGGCATTCGTGGGGCAGGTCGGCGCCGCGGAGATCAAGTCCAAGGTCCAGCTTGGCAAACTCCAACAGGAGACGGAGCAGGCGCGGGTGAAGCTACTGTCTTACCAAGGGCAACTGGAGCAGTACAAAGCGGATGTGGAGCGGCAAGTTCAGTCAGGCAAACTACAGGTCGAATTGTATAGTGCGATAGTCGGCGCGGACAAGATGGTCAATGACGGACTGCTTGGCCGGGCGAATCTCCAGCAGGAGGTTCTCAAATCGACCACGCAGCAAAACATCCAGATCAGCGAGATGACGATCGCCGACGCCAGAGCGAAGTTGGAAGCCGCAGTGGCGGCGCTCAAGTTCAGAACGGAAGGCACGCACTACGCCAGCGAAAAGTTCTTCGCACTTCTCACAGCGCTGATGAGTACGGTCAACACGTTGTCGGTATCGACAGCAACGCAATAAAGGAACGATCATGGCTACAGGATACGGTGCGGCTCCATTGCTCAATATGTCGGAGAACGACCCCTCTGGGCTCACTCCTGCGGGGCGCGCACTACGGAAATTTATGCACCCTGAAGAATGGCAGGCAACTCCAGGATCTACTTTGCCCCCGGCAGGCGAATGGGTTCGTCAGAACATGTTCGGGGCACAACCTCCCGTGATGCCTACTGCTACGCAAGCCGATGTGCGCAAGTCGGACAACGCCATTGCCGCAGGGGCGGCCCCGCAGAGCATGATGGACCGCGTCGCAGGTATCTTTGGCGGCGGTGCAGCGGCTCCGGCGGTAACTGCCACGGCAGCCGCCCCTGTATCCACACCAGTAGCCCCACAGGCAGGGTTCCAGTCACAGGTACGTGCAACTGACAATGCCATCGCGGCGAACAACCAGCCTCTGGTTGTCGACGGTCAGTGGGCTGCTCCGCACGGTGCGTCCCCCGGCATCGGTGCGCAACTTGTGGCGGGGCCAGCAACGACCAGTGTATCGTCCAGCCGCGACGCGAATGGCAACCTCGTGTTCACCAACGCGCCACCGAGCGGCGCCGCCCCCGTGACCAAGGGGCCTGCTTTGTACCGCCCCATCCCCGGCGGCTTCGGTGCGGCGTACGCGGCTTCGATGAATCAGGCACGCGCAGCAGGACAAGACAGGGCTGCGCAGGAGACGGCGCTCAAGTTGCCGGAGATCATGAAGCACGGGGCTGAAGCTACCCTGCTGAGTGAGCGGGTGAAACTCGCCGCTGCGGAGACGGACCCTGCGAAGAAGGCCGCGATCTTGGCTGGGCATATCATGCCAGAACGCAAATTGGAGTTCCCACTAGGGCTTCAGCCGCCACTCGACCCGAAGAATCCGGTCGCCGTTGCAGCAGATCCCTATACTGGAAAGGTGGTTACCACCAACATCCGCCCTGCTGCACAGGCGACAGTGGAGCAACTTCAGGCGTATGCTAAATCTCAAGGGCAGGTGATGACCCCTGAGCAGATTCGTAACATGGCCGCGCAGCAGGGTATACGGGTCACGAACTGATCCCATGGCTGGACAAACCCCTCCAGCAGGTGTTGGGCTAGACCTTCGCCAAGCGGTGGCAGGGCTCGACCCCGCCGCGCCCGCCGCCGGGCTGGACCTGACGCCAGCGGCATCATTCGCGCCACCCCCACCGGAACCGCCCGGCCCCTTCGTTCGCGGTCTGAAGACAGGTGTATCCGACCTCAAGTCGATCGGTGGCGGCGTGCTCCAGTACGCAGGTCGCGGGCTCGGGGCCAAGCCGCTCGAAACCCTGGGCGAGACGATCGGGAACAACGCTGCCGCGGAGTCCGCTCCCTACCGCATGCAGGTGGAGGATGTCGGCAAGGCGTTCGACCAAGGCGTAGGGCCGGGGCTCGGCGCGGCTGCCGATCTGGTCAAGTACACGGTCGGCAACCAGATCCCGATGCTGGCCACTACCATCGCGGGTGGAGTAGGTGGGCGCCTCGCTGCCGGCGCGCTGGGGGCTACGCGGGCCGCTGCGGGCGTGAGTGCGGCGGAGAAGGCCGCAGCCGTGGCCAAGGTAGCGGCGGGCACCGCAACGCCGGGCGAAGCGGCTATCGCATCCGCAGTGAAGGCAGCAGACCTCGGCGCCGAACTTGGACTGGGGGCGTCGTCTGTCGGCATGGAACTTGGGCAGATCGCTCCGGAAGGCTTGAAGCCTGAGAACAACGCCTCGATGCTCCAGATGGCCGCAGGCGCGCTCGTCTCTGGCGCCACAGATACTGTGCTGCCCATCTACCTCGCGCGTAAGATGGGGCTGATAGGGGCCGCAGAACGAGCGCTCACCCCGCGCGCCGCAGGGCTGGGGGCGATAGCCAAGGATGTCGGGGGTACCGCGCTGAAGGCCGGCGCGTTCGAGGCCGGGCAAGAAACTACACAGTCGGCGATCGAGCGGGCCGCATCCAACCAACCCCTGACTGGCCCGGAAGCGGGTAGCGACTACCTGAACTCCGGCGTGATGGGCGGCATCATGGGCATCCTGACCGGCAGCATCGCCGGTGGCGTCCATTCTATGCGGCGTACGGTCAAAGGTGCGGAGCAGGTTGTAGCGCCACCCACGGAGTCAGCGGTAACCCCCACCGAACCGGCACCGGTGCCCCCCACCCCCGAAGCCGTGCATGCCGACCTCGTGGCGCAGCATGCC